TGTCTCATCCAGGTAGACCTGTTACTGTTCTGCCCGCTGGAGATGGATGGTGGCGAATAGTAACCACATACAGAATGACCACTGCTAATTTTCCAAGCAATGGAGCACCGGGCGGATACACGCCTGTAATGGGTATAGCACCGTCTGTGGGACCAACAGCAGACGACATTTACGGTGCGGGCAGATATATTCCTGGTGTTTCTCATGCAGGGATTTTGATTTGGGGAGCACAAGTGGAGTACGGTGATGTGTTTGGAGACTACGTAAAAACCACAGGTACAACAGTATCGGGTGGTGTGGTTGAAACTCGTCTGTATGGGATCACGTATCACTCGGGGCTAAACAACACAAATGACGCACGAGAACTAACTGCATGGGGAACCATAGTGATTCCTTCTGCACGGTGTTTGAATCGAAACACTACTCCGTATCACACTGGATTGTTATCTAATCCGTATGTTGCAGACGGAGAACCACTAATAGGCAAGAATACAGCAGCAGGTGCTCCAGGAGTAACTGCTTTCAGCACCCGTGGAGGGTTACTCGAAGGCACTATTACCCGTGTCAATTCTGGACTTCCTGGTGCAACTCTCACAAACATCTCCACATCGTGGATGAAGTACGAAAAAACTGTGAACACTGCTAATAGCAGAATAGTTGCGGACGACTTTGTTCTGCCTGAAGGAGAGTACCGACTACTGTACACCGTGTACTCTCAAGACTCTGCGTTCACGGAAATGGGATTCATGTCTGATACTGCTGCTGCAAATGCAATAGAGTTGCCCACAAGCACTCGCTATCTTGCGGCAGACAGGGGAAAAGCAAAAGTGTGCAACTACGATTTCAAAATACTAAAGCCTAATGTTGATGGGCATAGTGTTTTCCGATTCAAGCCAGACAACATTGCAACAGGAACCATTGCGTATGTTACTGGATTCCAGTTGTACGAAATCCGCAGGACTGATATACCAACCGGAGCGTATTTAGAGAATTCTTTTGGTGTGTCTGAAGTACGGTACGCTGCTAATGCGTATAGCGGAGCAGAAGGCATTACTCCTTTTGGCGAAAATCAGGGCGCACTAACCCTTGTGTTTAATCCTCCATTGGCTTCAAATGGATACGCATTTATTACTTCCAGTGAAACCGAAACAAGTCTGCCCACAGAAAACACGTCTCCTCCGTCTGGATACATTGGTGTTAGTGGAAGTGTTGCTCTGCCCGATGAGTACAATTTTTTACAAGTGCTGTCTAATGAAGGTGGTAACCAGTCTGTTTCTACGTTTACTACTAGCGGCGAAGCACGAACAAAACGTGTTGGAGATATCACCATCACCAGTGCACGGCAGATGTACAAACTACTGCCTGTGACAACGTATGAAGGCGCAACATCAAATCCGTTCAAGTCAACTTCAACTACTTCTGCCCAGTACTTCCCTATGTTTTCGTACACTGCAACAGGAACACTACCACTGGTGTTTACATGGGAGAATCGAATTACAGAAGGAACGAGTTTTTATGCAACCCGTATTCAGCGGTACAGGGCTGGAGTAACCACAGACGTAATGAATAGGGTGTGGAATACAGACAATGATCGCTCCACAATAAGTAATATAACTTATAGCCCTAACAGTTTCTTGCCCAAAAGATGGTACGTGAAAGACCCACAGATGGGAGATGTGTACACAATTCAAATGGCAGCAACTGCAGACGGTTCTGTTAACCCCGTGGCATCAACCAATCAAATGGTACAACTACAGAACTTTGCTGCACACGTGCCCGACAACAGAATTATTCCTCAACCACTGTACGCATACGGAGTAAAACAGAAAATTCACTTCATGGTATTTGGAGGCAGACAACGATATGGCACAGGCTAAACGAAAAACATTCTCCCAGTTCATGGAAGACGTTCCGCCCTCCGTGACCACCCCCACAAATGTGGCGTCTGGAACCCACATTGCAGGCTTGCCGCCTGATATGCCTCCTGTTTCCGGAGCCGCAGCACTCCGCAAAAAATCAAATATTCGCAGGCGCAAAACTGCCCGATCTATAAATAACAAAGTAGTGTAGTCGAAATCTATAGAAAGGGTAAGTATGTTTGCACCTGAACTAATTTCACTTGTTGGAGGCTCCGCTGTTGGCTTCTTGTTCCGCTTCATGGCAGAGAAGCGTCAAGATCAGAAAGAGATGTTTGAGCGGTTGATCACTGCAAACAAGCAGACCACCGAAAACCAAGACAAAGCCGCCGAGCGTGTGCCTATTGATTTGGGCAAGAGCGTTCGTCAACTTATTGTGCTGTCGGTGCTGTTCGGAACCCTACTGGCTCCGTTCATCCTCCCGTTCTTTGGTGTGCCCACTTTTGTTGAAGTGGACACCAACTCACCCGAAGGGCTGTTTGGACTGGTTCCTGCAACAGCAAAGAAGTACTTCGTGGAAGTGAACGGATTCGTGTACGCTTCCGAAACCCGTCAGATCCTAGTCAGCATTGTTGGCTTCTACTTCGGAACCGCCGCTGCTGCAAACAAGAGTTGAGGAGGTTGCCGTGAATAGACTAACACTAGCACTACTAGCCGCTGCTGCCGTGATTACCGGCTGCCAGTGTGTTGGACCTGAAATCATTCCTGACAGCACGGGTGACTCCGTGATCATGTTGAGTCTAAAGGAACAAATTGAAAAGAACAGCAAAATCGACACCGGCTACGGTTGGGTGATTTGGTATATTCCTGTTCTTATTATTGTGGTGGCGTGGACTTGGCGCGAGTATGTAAAGAAGCCCCCTGTGTGCGACACCTGTGAAACCGAGAAGAGCAAGGCTATCCGTGCGTGGAAGCGCACCAGAGACAAGTGTGTGGAATCAGCCACCGCTGTCCCCGCGCCTGAAGCCAAGCCCACAGAGCCGCCACAGGACGGATCGCCCACTCCGCCTGCACCTTAACCTTCTTCGGGTTCTTTCTCTTCCGAAACGAGTTCTTCGTTCAGAGTAGAGAACAGTCGCTTGCAGATGTAGTACGAGTCCACAATATCTGAAACAGGACTCACGCACTCCTCGCGCTTTGGTGTGAGGAGTGCCTTTATGTTTGCACCTGTTTCGTGGATAAACGCCGTGTACATGGCGTTCTTGTCTGCGTTGCCCTTGCCTGTGGCGTACTTCTTTACATCAGTAGGGGGAATCACCGTAACTGGGACACCCAACTGGTACAGTTTATATTTCAGTAGTCCGGTGTTTTCCGCTACCTGAAAAATTCTGTTGCTTGTGGCAGCGTAGGCGTACCCTTCCACCGCAATATGTGAGCAGCCCATCACAATATCCAGTGCCCAGTCTGCAATGGTTTCGTACCGCTGCTCCGACGAGTCCCAGTCTGTAAGCCGTTCTCCAAATATGTTTGTAGTGCGGATTTCGCTCTGCCGCTTGTTGTCCGTGAGAAAAAAGAACGAGCAGTCAGAGTAGCAGAATCGCTTTGCGTCTGACTGCTTGTACAGGCAGATCGCTGGTCCGCAAAGAGAATAATCAATACCTGCAATAATCATGTCTACACCTATTTAGGTACGCCTAAATACTAGAAAGGAGATTACCTACATGATTCCACCCGTTGCACCGTCTGTCCAGTCAGAGAACTACAACGAAACCGTGCTTATTCCCATTCTTCAGAAAAAGATGAATGACCTTACCGCAGAAAGCGTTCTGCTCCAGGCTAAACTGGATATTGCTGCGAAAGAAGCAAAGAAAACTGAAGACACTCTTCGCGGCGAGATTGCCAGCCTCAAGGCGCAATTAGAAGCCAAGCAGTCGTGCGAACAGCACTCCCATACAGAAAGCACTGGCTCCGACTAAAACTCTTTGAATCCGGTTCAGTCGCATTGGTGTTCCTCCAGTGTGTTGTGCCGTAGTACCACAGTACGCCACAGTCGCTGCGCTTGCGGAATCCGCCTCCGTGTCCGATGGCTGTGAGTGGCTGACCACGGAACACGCGGTGGTTGGGAGACGGCAGACGCACAGGTGGCTCGGGACACCGCTCGTACAGCACAAGAAGTGCTGCGTCCACTCTTGGATTGGGGTGTAGGTGAACGGAGTCTACACAGTATCGCTTCCTCCCATATGTCGTGGAACTATGTGGTGTCTGTGTAGGTTACTTTTTTGTCTAGGTAGCATAAACCCTCCATTACTTATTTATGGATTAGTTTTGCTTGAATGTCATCTTTCTGTAGGAAATGATGATGAATTAGACGAGAGATCGACTAGTTCACACGAACCCGCTGCACAAGCAAATGTTTGTGTGCCTGCTGTGTGATCGGTGGTTTCGTACTTTTGAAGTTCCGACCAATCTATTTCCTTTGGCAATGTCGCTAAAAGACTTTCATATTCCTCTTTCGTGCAGTCTTGATATGGTGCTTGACGATAGGTTCCAAGATCCATTGGTAGAAAAGAAACTCCACTAACATCATCAAAGTTCTTGTATACCCATGCACCTACTTCCATCCACTCTTCTTCTTTCACACTAACAGTAATACTTGGCTTGTGTTCTGTCCAGTGCCGCTGATAGGTAAGCCACAACTCCAAGTGTTCAATCGCGGTCATGCCGTTGCGGGTCACGGAACCCACTGCCTTCATGGGGAATGAGAATACCATAGTGTGGTCGGGGCGCATGACACACGGCTCCGCAGGGAACCCCTTCTCAATCATAAACTGGCAGATTGGATCCTTGCGGTCGGCACGAACAGTGCGGATGTAGTACTCCGAGTGCCGTGCGTGGATGCCCGAAGCAGCGTCTACCAATTGGCTAACAGTTCCACTCGGCTTCACGCAAGTAATAGCCGCTGCGGGATTGATGCCGATCTTTTTCGCCCACTCTGCGTTTACCTGAACCGCTTCTGCACGGAGAGACTGGAGCAAAGCCTCCAGTTCAGTGCCTTGCTTACGAATTACGGCGTTGTCCAAGATGCCTGTAAGCGAAACACCGAGCAGTGCCTCTTCCTCGCAGTTGTTCTTCCAGTCGCTGCTCAAGTACGGGAAGTACGTGAGAGAAGCCTGCCAAGTGCCAAGGATTGCAGCCAACCGTACTTTGCGCTTCAGGCTTTCAGGTGTGTCGTCTGCACGAACCACCACTTCAGACAGGTTGCAGAACTCCTTGTCGCGGAGAATAATCTCGGAGCAGGGGTTCGTGCCGAATTCGTGATTGGGGTCACGGCGGTCACCCAGTTTCGCAACAGTCTTCTGTGCAGCCTGACGGTTGAAAATGCCCCGTTCGCCGCTCTTGGACTTGTACAGCGAAACCCACTCTTCCATGAATGTGCCGATCTCGGGCTTCTCCTTGAACGCAACAGAGTTGTTTGCTAGTGCTCTTTGTGGATTCTCAATCCACCATTGACCAGTTTTAGCGTCACGCATCCGTTCGTCCGTGAGGTTTGACAGAGAGATAAGTGCCGAGCGACGCACTCCTCCGACAACGACAATTTCAGCAATCTTGCAGACGATATCGTGACACTCAACGGAAGTAAGTTTGCGTCCCGCAGCCTTTTTAAAGGTGTTAACTGTGAACTGGAACAAGTCTTCAAGTGGGCGAGGTCCACTAGCGCGTCCTCCGAAAGTCTTGAGGCGTGCACCAGCAGGACGAATCTTTGATACATCCCACTTGGGGATTTGTCCACCAATAAGTAGAGACACCAGTTCTCGGTAAGCCTTTGCCCAGCCTTCTTTGGAGTCCTTGACCACAATGACTGTATCGCTTTGGGTAAAGTGTTCAGAAATTGTAGGCAGTTTTTCCACATACTGGCGTTCCACCGAGAATCCGACCCCTGTTCCACACATGAGAATATACAGAATTTCGTCAAACGCACGAACCTTGTTTACCGCAACATACGAGCAGTTGTAGCCTGCGGTGTTGTCCTTGCGAAGGGCATCACCCGCAGTCATTAGTGACCGCATGGACGGCATGACTTCAAGGTTCAGAACGGCTTGACGCAATTCTTCACGAGTTCCTTTATTTAGTTTCACTCCGCGATCAGCAAAGTGCCCGTCAAAAAAAGTGAAGTACCGATCCACTGTCTCCTCCCATGTCTCGCGCCGCTTCTCGGATTCAAGCCAACGGCTGTAACGAGAAATGAAAATAAAATGCTGATACAGAGACGGCAGTTGCTTCATATGATGTACTCCTTGTTTGCTAGGTAGAGTATGTAGGAGAACCGCTTGAGTTTCAAGGGGTTTCCGCACTCTTCACGATATTTCGTTTGTGACTTCCTACTCCTCTATTACATTCACAGACCAAGACTGGTGAACTGTTCCGTCCCCTATTGTGTAGACAGGAACAATGTAATGAGTAGAATCGTCGTGTTCGGGAACGGAGTCTACCGTTAGACTGTAAAATTGAGATCGCTTTGGATTGTTATTGTTTTCAAGACTTGCTATCCAGTTTGGATCTAGTTCCAAAGTTTCTACTATTTCTCCTTTTACCACTCTTGCGTACTTCATCCGTATCTCCTTGGGTGGTCTGCGCTTGTTGGTGTGTATGCGGTTCCGAAATTTGTTGCCGTGGCAGTGCTGTGATTTCCCGTTACATCTATTACTGCTGATCCTGATTGTCTAATCAGAGGATTATAGAACACCAAATTTTTGTTGCTTACAACATTTGGCTTTACCCCACG